GTTATTCTGCTAATTTCTTTAATTATATCCTGTTTAGCTTTTGAAAGTGCAATCTTATATTCTTTTTCAACATCTTGTATTGTAGTAAATGCCTTAGCTTCTCTTTTAACTTGTCTTTCTTCCCAATAATCTCTATTCTTTTGAGTCATTTACATCAACTCTAATCGGAGTATTCATATCTTTCATAACATTTATATCTTCTTCAGCTTTTATCTTTTCTAGTTCTCCTTTAGCGTCCTCAATAAAAGGCAATGTAGATAAAATAGTTTCATGTGATACTATTCCTTGTAGCTTTTGAGCAGTGTCTGCTGCTTCAACTAAGTTCTTTGGAACATTTCTAGTAAAGACTTTTTGAATATCAGTAGATTTTATTTTTAAGTTATGAAAATCTATCATAAGTTGTAATCTCTGATTAATAGCTTTTTTAAAATACATTTCCTTTTGTGCTGCTAATTGTTCTAATGCTAATAGCTTATAACCAAGTGCAACTCCTGAGCTATTTCCACTAAACTCTTTGTCCTGCATGTCTGGTATCATAGAAAACTTATGAATGTCCTGGTTCAATCTATTTTTATTGTTTTGAGCATAGTTATCATTAACTTGTTTAACAAGCCATTTAGCATCACCTTGCTCATTAATAAGCATAACTTTATTTTTATTCATTCTTTCTAGTTCTTCATCAGTAGTTCCACCCATATTAACCAAAACTAAGTATGCATCTGTAAAATCTTTCATATCATCAATAGCAGTTGAAGTAGCTTCATTATAACCATCTATCAAAGAAATTACATTTTTAAAATCTCCGTTAGCCCTTTTATTGTTTAAGAACTCAATAATTGGGACTTGGTTAAATCCGTGTGGTTTAGTTTCTCTTATTACAGTTGGAACTTCTTTTTTATCAGTGTCAGTTATATATTCATAAGTAGTAACACTTGTACTATCATAAACTTCTAATGTATAAACCCATTTATCCTCTTTATTTTTAGTTTTATCCCATCTAACAGCAGCAATTATTTCTTTTTTTACTGTATTATCTCTCAAAATAAAACAATCACGAGGATCTACAACTACATTTCCAATAGTATTATCCAAATTCTTATACCATAACTCATAAGATTTACCAAAAATACTACAGTTTTGAGAATGCTCAAAATTTTCTTGTTGCTCTTCTTCTGTTGCTAAATATTCAGATAACTTTTCAAAATCTTTTTTTAACTTATCGTCTTGTAAAGCATAGGAAATAGGTTTTCCTAAGAAATAGGCTGTTGCAATAGTTGCAATGTATTCTGGATAATTATTAATCAACTTAGTATCTTTTTTCTTATTGCTTCTATCTTTCTTATTCAAAATATTATGTTTTCCAGTATAATAATCTTCCATCTTTTGAAGTTCTGGTAATTCATTTTTAATAAATGCCTCTAGTGCTTCTTTTAATTCCAGTACATCCATTAATCCTCCTTTCTTATCTTATTCCTAAGACATTTCTATCTATTGTTCTTACAGAATTATTTTTCATATAATCCTCAAGTGCATATCTCATGGCATCCATTAAGTGATTAAAATCATCAATGGGTTTGTTTACTGCTTTTCCAAACTTATCTTTATCCCAAGCATAATTTGAAATCTCAGTTAAAAAATTAACACATCTAGGATGTATAAAAATTTTAAAGTCTTGAATAAATTGTATTCCAGCATTAATGCTATCTTTTCCTTTTTTAGATGCTTTTATTCTATAAAGTCCTAAACCTTTTAAATGGTCTATACTTTTTGGCTCTGCACTATCCGCAACTATAATTTCTTTTTTAAAACCTAATTTTTCTATATTATTGTAAATAGCAGTATTTTGCATTCCTTTTTGGTATATTTCATCAAAAACATAAATTTCTTTTTGTTCCTGGTCTAATATTGCACAAAAAAAAGCAGCAGGGTCATTTGTATATCCAAAATCTAGCCCAAATACTGCTTTTGCTTTTTGTCTTTTATTTAATATTTCTCTCCAATCAAACTCTAACTCTTGCCAATTTTCATAGACAAGCCCATCTACTATACCCCAGTTTCCAAGTCCTGCAACTTGATATCTGCGAGGGTCACGTATTTTCATGTCTTCAAATAATTCTTTATCTGTTTCATCTAACCATTCATTACAAAAATAATTAGTAGTTAAAGCTAGTATATTTTTTGCTTTTCTGTCAAAAAATCTAGCCTTAATCCAATGCCCTTCATTCCAAGGATTTAAAGTAATGATTATCTGTTTAAATAGAGGTTCTTCCACTACTCCTCTAATACTTTCATCAAGCATATTAAAATATTTTTCATTTGTTAATTCATAAGCTTCTTCGCATTTTGTTACAAGTACATCGTTTCCATGTACTTTCTATATATTTCTATATAGAGCAGACTATATCTTCACTTTTTAAGTGCCTCCCGTTTCGAGCTCACTTGAGCCCTACTCTACTTACTAAAAAAAAGACCTACGATTAGTAAGTCTTTTCTCGCTTTCGATAGTCGTTGAACGTTCTATTTGACATTTTTATAACTTTTGTTTCTAACTATTAATCCTATAACTCTGTTAGTGACATTAAATTGCTTAGCAAGTGATACAGTGTTAAAATCTTTACTGTATTTTTTATACACTTTTCTAATATATTTAATATCATCATCTGTTAACTTAGAATTGCTGTTATCAGAACCTTTTTGAGATGTTTTTAATCTCATTTTATAAGCATGTTCCATTTGATAATCTCTATCACACCATTCCAAATTTTCTACTTTGTTATTTTCTTTATTCCCATCTTTATGATTAACTGTTTCAAAATTATTAGGATTCGGTATAAAAGCTTTAGCAACTAATCTGTGTACTCTGCAAGTAATATCTTTACCTTGATACATCAATCTCACTTTTAAATAGCCGTCTTTTGTATGATTTAATGTTCTTATTTTTTCTTTTCTTTTTGAACTGCCACACCATCCACCAAGACTTTTAATTCTTCCTAAGTTGCTAACTTGATAAAAACCTTCAAATCCTTCTATATCTTTCCATATTTCTTTGTCCATTATAGTATCACTTCCTTTTTATTTCATAAGTATATGATACTATAACCATTTAATTTTGTCAAATAGCTTCGCTGCTGATTGCCCTCGACTTTACGTTAGGGTGTTCCAGCAATTAAAGAGGTTTTGATTAACGTGCTGAACCGATATGTTAATCCAGCACCAACACAAACTACCTACTGAAACTGAAATTGATGTAATCTTCAATGGATCATCAAAACCTCTAAATAGAATCTTTTGTCCAGTTGGCTTATAAGTCATTTCAAGTGGGCTTTCTTTTAATTCCCAATAGTCTTGAACTTGAAATCTGTTTATAGCCCATCTTAAATCAGAATAACAGCTATCTTTTAAAGTTCTAAATACTTTTCTTACAACAAGAGTATTAGCATTTTTATATTTCATCATGTTATAGATTATCCATAGAGCTGTTGTCTTACTCTTTTTTGAGGCTCTAGAACCTTTAACTACCTTATACCTACCCTTGAAGTTCCAAAACGATTTATAACCCTTTCCAATGATTTGAGGTAGATTTATTTTTATATATTTACTCATCTAAATCATCTTCTCCAACAATCATAACAGGTAAAGTTCCTTCAATTTTAGTTTTATCTGTAAATAAAGCATGTCTTTTTCCTAAGAGTTCTGCTGCTTTTATTCTTTCTTTAGCCGATACTTGTTTTTTTATTATTCTTGCAGAAGAAACTCCATCTCCTTCACCTTCAACTACTACAACCTCTTCTTGTATTTCGCCTCTCATCATAGCAGTCAAATTCTGTAAAACTTCTTCTGCTGTTGCTATTCTTTCAGATTCAGCTTTATCCATTAATTCTTTAACATAAGCTTTCATGTCCGTTTTTGTCAAGTTTTCACTACCAATTTTTCTAGCATTCTTTTCTTTATACCCAGCCTTTATTGCAGCTTCAGTAGCATTTCCACTAGCTACATAATATTCACAAAAAGCCTTTTGCCTCGCATTCAACTTCAATGCTACTTCACCTCCAATTTATCCTCTTTTTTGTTTGTAACTTAAAATTCTGTGCCTATACTTAGGTTCTAATTTTTCAATTTTATTTAATAATTTTTTGTCATTGAAATGTTCCCAGTATATAGTTCCTTGTGCCAAATTACCAAATAAAATTTCTCCCTCAATATCCTCAAATCTTGTTATGTTTTTTGAATTTCTATTTATATCTAGACTTTCTTTTTCTGTTTCAAATTCTAAATTTAATCCTAGTACTTTATTTAATAAAGTTGTGTGTGTATCTATATAACTTCCTATATGTAATTTCCCTAGTACAAACAAAACCGGTGCATCTCTGAAACCTATATCAAAAAATTTTTTATATGTTTTCATAAAATCTCCTGAAATAAAAAACTCCCACATAGGAACGTATCCTGTACATTTAAGTACTGTGAGAGTGTTGATATCTAAATGGCGTGCATATTGGATTCTCACCAATGAAAGACTCTAGCAGTCTAGCCAGGGTATTAGCCCGATGCACCATATTTGGCTGAGGCTTTTTTAGAGTAGAGCCTCAATAACTACTAACGATACACTAAAAATTAAGGAAGATTCTATAAATGAATTTCATTTAATCTTTTTACACATTAACATTATATTACATATAGAAATTGTAAACAAGGGCAAAAAGGGTGCAAAAAAGGTGCAAATTTTTTAAGGAATTAATTTATTTAACTTCTCCAAAATATCATTTTGAAATAGGTTGCTAGCTATTTTCTCAACTAATAAACTTTTATTTCTTTTTACAGTACTTTCATCAATTCCTAATTTATTAGCAACACCTTCTATTTTAAATTTTTTAAAATAAATTAAATCTATAATTTCTTTATATTTATCATCTTGCACAAAAGAAAGCCCGTAATCTATGAAATCAACAAGATAATCTATTTCTTGTATTTCTTTAATTCTTTCTTCTTTTATCATTTCTATCTTTTCTACATCACTCAAATTATCTTTATTCGTAGCTTTTATCTCGTTGATAGAATAGATTTTTTTTAACTCTATGTTATCCAAACTTTTTTTTAAATACTCTTTTCTGTTTTTTAAACCAGGATAATTACTTAAAAAATATTCAGTTTTTTGATATGGTGTTAGATTTTTCTCTTTATTTATTTTTGTTATTTGCCCATTTTTAATGCATATCTCATAAACTCCATTGTCTAATTTTTCAATTGTTTTCTGAAGTTCTTTATACTCCATTATCTCACCTCAGTTATTATATTATCTATAATCTCTAAATTTTTTCCATCTGAAGAATAAATATTTCTCATTCTCTTAGAAAATTCAATTTTCTTTTCTTCTATTTCATCATCAGTCATATATTTTTCTTTGAATATATAACTGTTTATAATTCTTATATTGTTTCCATCTCTTACTCTTAATTCTTGTAAATACTCAACCATACTAATTCCACTCCTTCCCAATTCTTTGCATATTCTTTTGCCACTTTTCCCAGTAGCAATTAAGTATGTCATTTTTTGTATACCCTAATTTCGCAGACAGAGTTATCAAGCTGCAGAAAAACCATCTAAATTTGTTATCTAGTAGATCGTACATTAATCCAGTAAAATATGCTCCAGCATAATAACATGGAAAAATTTCAAATTCTTTATGATAATACTCTATTTGAAACCTGCCATCTCTGCTTTTATAATTTATTAGTTGTGCGAAAAAGAAATAAACATCAGTCAGTTCTTCTAGTTCTTTATCTCTATCATATTCCTTAGTTTTCCAAGTTTTGTGACTATATTTTGTTTCTTCATTAAGTTCAATTAATTCGGCTATTAAAGATAATTTAATATCTTCAAGTGTTCTTTCTCTAGAATTATGTATACTTTCATCTAAATGCTTTTGAAGATTTAATATATCCTCAAAAGTTTCAGGTCTTTTAAATTCCATTATCTCTCTTCCTCCCAATCTGCTATATCTTGTATATAATTTCCATCATTTTCACATTCACAACATTCGACATTCTCTTCTGCTATAATCTCGAATGAAGTTTCATCTATTTTTTTCATTCCAATAATATTAAAATCGGCATTTACGTAAGCACTAACACCCACTTTAAATTTAGTGGATCCACATTTTTTACATCTCCACATTTTCACCCTCCAATCTCTCCTGCTCTTACTCTTTCCCAGAAGTTTTGATATTCTTTAGATTTAAGTACTTTTGTAGCTTCATCAGAGAATAAAAAATAATTTCCTAAATCATATCTCTCATTATCTAAATCATTTCCATAATCCTGAGTTTTTTCAACTCTAGAATTATTGATATAAAAATATATTCCTTTAAATTTTCTCATTGGATGCCTCCTTGAAATGATAACTAAAACTAAAGCAGCAAATAATTCTTTATCATCAGCATGCACCAGCTTCCTCCAATCTTATTACACTATCATCAACTTCCCTAAGCCACATAGTCTTAAAATCTTCAAATGTATTAACTACATCGGTTATCATAGATTTTAGAACTACTCCTATCATGTTTCTTTTATGTGAATTAACAGTTCCAAACATCATTATCACTAGAAACATAGTCCTAAGAAGTTCTAAATTATCGCCAGTTTCTTTATGCTCACATTCAGCAAATACTTCATCTAAAATTTTAATAACATCTTTCTCAACGTGATAATTAATCTGACTTTTAAATCTATCTACAATCTTATCAGAAGCTTTTATAGTTCTTGTCAAAATAGATTTATAATATCTATTTAGAACCATACCCTCTTTATCCCAAAGTTCTCTATTGATTTTTAAGTACTTGTTTACAAGATAAATTAATGTAATACCCTGCATATCTCCGTCTTTGTGAGTAACTCTTATTTTTTGCATAGCTCCTCCAACAAATATCCTAGATATTCGTAAGCTTTCTTATAATCTTCAATTCCATTTTTCTTTCTAGCTCTCATTACATATTTTAAAATGTTTCCAACACAAACAGCTTCAGAACCTTTCATGTCTTTTACAACTTCAAAAATGACATCTTTTACTTCAATCCCTAAATCACCAAGCATATAATGTTTTGGAGATTTAACATTATCTGTTTCAGCAGTTTCAACATTTTCTTGATCTTCACTTTCGATAATTTTTAATATTCTATTTTTTAGTCTTTCACTAGCTTCAACTTTTCCAGATTCTAAATGTGATAAATAAGGTTGTGTCACATCAATTTTTTCAGCAAATTCCTTTTGATCTATATTATTATTTACTCTGTATTCTTTTACTCTTTTTCCTAAACTCATTTATTATCCTCCTTAGCGGCTAATATATTTCCATAAATTTTAAAACTCACATTATCTCTCGCACAGATATAACTGACTAAATTTTTTGTTAATTCATCAACAGTTTTATCTTCAATTCTTACCACTTCTCCATTTTGTTCAAAAAATACACCATCTTTATTAATTTTTATATTCAGCATCAATTCCTCCTAGACAAGCTTTTAACATCATATAAGCATCTGCAACATCATCACTATCTGCTATCTTTCCTGTAAACTCATTAAATTTATTCATCATAAATTCTTTTTGTTCTTTTCTCTCAAGTGGTAAATTATTAAATTTATTTTTCCAAAATACAGCTGGTACTAACAATAAATCTATTTTTAATTTTTTTAGATTATATGTAAGCATTCCTCTTATCTCAGATAAAATAGATAATATACTAGAATTCAAACCTAAATATGTGTCCTCAACAATAACTAAATCTATTGCTGCACCTTTTATCTTTTTTGAAGTTTCCAATACTTTTACTATTTCATTAATAATCAGATATCCTCTTTCTCTAAAATCTTCTAAATCAGCTTTTATAGTTTTCCATCTCACTATTTTCCCTTTACAAGAATAAGCAATACCAACTGATCTAGTAGCTAAATCGATACTCAAAACATTTATATTTTTGATATTAGAAGGGATAGAAACTTGATTTTTAGGTTGCTTCACTAACCTATTTCTTTCTTTTAACCTTAACTCTTCTTGAATTCTTTTCATTTTCTTTCTTTGAACTATATCAATGCAAGTTCCTTTTCTGATTTGATTGAGAGTAGCCATTTGAATATTTTTAGTTTCAATAAACTCAATATCATAGCAGTAATTAGTTTTTTCTTTAAATAGATACTTAATAACATAAAATTCTTCATCATTTTTATTTTTAAATCTCTTATTTACTATCTCATTAACATCTATCTTTTTCCCCATATTTTTACTCCGTTTTTATTTATATAATGCTTCTTCATTTTTTCTATAAATCTTATATAAATTCCTTAAATACTCCTGTGCTTGTGGCTTCAAGTGTTCAAAGTGCCATTTATGTTTTTTTACTAAATTTAGTAATTCTTGAGAAGAATTTGCAGATAAACACATATACCAGAACTCTATTATTTGCATAATTTTCCTTTCTATACCAATATTTTATTTAATATATACTATATTAGTATAATTTCTTTTTATTTAAATTTAGGTTACCGTTCTAATTAAGACAAATTGAAGAGTTGAATTAGCTTTTTAATAAAGTTACCCTTAGGTTACTGTTTTGGTTACCGTTCAACCTCGCATTTTATGGGAAAGGTTACCGAGTTACCGTATTTTTTCATTTTTTCTATATTATTTTAGATATATACTTAAATTTAATATATATACCTAAATATTTATCTGTCCTATGTTGATTTTTACGGTAACTCGGTAACACTCTCCATTTTATCGCAAGTTCAAGGGTAACCTTTGCAGTAACCAACAGTAACCTTTTTTGTTTTACATTGGTATTATTAAATAAAAGCAGTAACCTTAATCACTTTATTATTTTAAATTTAGCTATTTTATATGTTTTTGCTTCTCCTGTAAAACCATCTTTAATCTTCTTAACTTCGCTGTTTGAGATTATAAATTCTTCCTCTATAAGTTGCTTTCTTAAAGTTTTCATATCTAACAATTCAAGAGTAGAATTCGTTTTTCTTTTCTGCTCATCAATAGCTGTATAAAGAAGTTGAAATCTAGCCCAATGTTCGTTAGGAGTTGATACATAAAAACTTTCTAAATTTTCTATCCCTGCATCTTCAACTAATTTTAAGAGTTCAATAAAATTATCAGTAGTTGTATACTCTTTTGAAAAATCTGTATTTAAAAAACTTACAAAATTACTTATAATTTTCATATCTATCTTTAAAACTCTTGAGAGGGCTTTTAAACCTTTTAACAAACAATTTAGGTTATATAGTTGTCTTTCGTCTTTTACTTTGTCTAAAATCGTACCGTCAGTAGCTATAACTCCATTTTCAAGCCTATCCATTAAAGCAGTTTTACCAAGTTTTTCTAAAATGTCGCTATTTTTAAGTTTCTTATAAATTTCAAAATCACCTTTGTTCTTTTTGGTAAGACTTGTACTTATCATTCTATTTTGAATACTCACATCACTTAATTTTGTTTCTCCCGAGATAATCAGTGGAGTACACAGATGGAACTCAGCTAATTTATTAGTTGTATTTCCTTGGTTTATAATCTTGTTGTCATAAACAGATCTAATAGTTGAGTATAAATCATTCATTTTCTCAAGTTGAAATTTACCAGTTATTTTAACTTCATCTATAGCCCATGGTGTTATATTTGAGCAACTACTGAAGCTTCTTATTTGGTGATTAGATAGAGTAGATAAACTTTTTATGTTTTCTCTTCCACCAAATAAAATTCTTGAAATAAACTCAACATATTCAGTTTTTCCTATACTCGTTGTCCCAGAAACTTCTAGGATAGGATAAGTTCCTTGAGTATGAAATCTACCTAATGCCCAGCAGATTCCTAACAAAGATTGATTTATATCACTTCTCATATAAATCAAATTCTTTTCAAGCCATTCTTTATCTTCTGTTGTTAGAGCTCCTATTTCAGAAATTTTTGTAATTTTTAAATCTCTTTTATCACATACAACATCTGAATCTTCATCATAGTATTTATTATTTCTTATTCCATAATATTCTATTTCCTCGATGTACTTTTCCTGGTTCTCTTCTTTTAGCCAATCAATAAACTTTGGAATTGTTGAAGGACTAGCTAAATACACTCCCATAGCTTCAGCAATTCCTTTTATAGATAAAAGATCAGATATTCTAGCTTTGAATTTTCTTTCTCTTCCATTATTTATAGCTTTTCCTATTAAAAAATTTTCAGAAAAGGCTTCTACATCAACTAAGAAATTACTAACTCTAACAGTTTCTTCTCCGCCATAATAGTTATATCCACCATCATCAATTTTAAAATTTCTAAATCCAGTTTTTATTTGAGTACATGATTCTAACAGATATTTATATACTTTCTCTTTTCCATGTTTCACTAGAACTTCATTAACATCTTTTTTCTTGTAGAAATAAGTCTTATAAAGTGGAATTAATAAATCTCTTAATTCATGAACAATTCTTTTTCTTGCTTCTACTCCAGCTTCATCATCATCTGTTGCAATGATGATTTTTTGAAATTTACTAAGCCAATTTTTTTGCATTTTGATACATTTAATATTTGTAGCTCCAGAGGGCAATGAAACAGTGTTTTCTACTCCAGCTTCTAAAGCACTAAGTAAATCTATTTCACCTTCCACAATTACTAAATATTCAAAATCTGTTATATTTTGCCAATTTAAAAGATAGTCTAAGCAACTACCTTTCTCACTCCATAGCTTTTTATCTAAACTTCTATATTTAACTCCAACAACAGTTTCACCGTTAGTGACAGGAATCATCATACTTTCATGAGAACCCATTCTATATAGTTTGTTAATATTATCTTCGTTTTCTATGCCTCTACTTTTTAGATATTCAAGCCATTTTTTATTTAATTTTTTTGAGTTATATATTAAAGAAGAAAAATCATAAATTCTCTTTTCTTCTGTTTTTTCTTCTATTCCATTAATATTTAACTCTTTTTGTATCTCTGGAAATTCACTTATATGTCCACTTTTTCTAGTTGAATGACACATATATTTTCCATTATTTACATTTACAGAAAAACAAGGATTATCTTTTTTAACTTTTTGGCAGACTGGACAGTAATCCAGTCTTGCCTCATCTCCATAATGCTTTATTTTCATTTTGATTCCCCTCCATTAAAACGGGAATTCTTCAGGTAATTCCTCATTCTTTTCTTCTGTTTTTTCTTCAGTATGATTATTGCTTGGTTTCTCAATAGGAGCTGCACTTTCAAATTTCTTTCTAAATCTTTCATAAATCTCAGGATTCTTTTTATTTTGAATTTCATCAGCAGTTTTCTTACTTTTAATATCATAATATCCTATTATGTTATATCTTAAATACTCTCCATTTAAACTAACTTCTACTATCACACCAATTTTTTTATCTACAAGTGCAGGAATAAAAACTTTGTTTGGACTTTCTACTGGAACCAGATCCTGATTTTTTAATTTACATAAATAAGTTAATTTATTTAATTTTTTTCTAGCATATTCATTTTCAGTTCCATCGGCTTTTATAAAAAACTCTACTGGATAAAAGTATTGTTCTTCATCAGTTTTTAAAACTAATTTAAGTCCTTTAGATTGAGAACCGTTTTTACCACTTATTATTAATGCTTCCTCAATAGTACAGTTATACACTCCACTTTTATCAACTACTCCACTCTTTTCTTTAGTTTCTTCTCTTAAATCTTCCTCATTTTCTGTCCATAAATTTATCATATTCATTTCCTCCTATCATTAATTAAAATATTCATTTGATTTTTGTATTACATAATTTAAGTCATTCGGAATTCTTAATTCATCAAACATTCCTTTAGGGCTTTTACAAGTATCATTACCATTATTTTGAGTTCTAAAATAATAAACTCCATCTTCAATTTCTGTTGCTAAAACTATAGTGAATCTACCTTCTAAACCTACCTTATCATCTATCAATTTACCTATAGTCTTTGCTTTTTTTCTTCCATCATCTGTAACTTCTATATGTTGTAAAAAGATTACATTTATGTCTTCTCTCATAGAATTAGCTTTATCAACTAAGTTATAGAAATTTTGCCCTATCTCAGTAAACTTCTCATAACCTTTTTCTTTTGCTCTTCTCATAAATTCATTAGCCATTATGTATTGAGAATCATCTATAATAATATTTTTTATTTCTTTTTCCTTATCCAAAGTGCTTAGAATTTTCATAATTATTTCAGGTCTATCACTTATAAATCTATTTCCTTTTGGATTTTCTTTGCTTCTTAAAGAATATCTTTTTTTAAATCCTTTGAAAGGTAAAGGTTTATCGACAGCTTGAATAATAAAAGTTTCTTTTTCATTTAAGTTTTCAATACTTGTAGATTTTCCTGTTCCACTTTCTCCAAGAACCATTATCATATTTGCCATATTTATCACTTCCTAATTAATGAGATTAACTTTCCAATAAGTTTTTTTGTTGCTTCTATATCTTCTAAACTATCATGAGCTTTTAATTCAATCCCAAAGTGTTTACACCAAGTTTCAAGTTTATTATTTTCTAGAACTGGTAATACTTCAGCTATTTGTAATAATCTAATTGAGTACAAGGGATCTAACATAGAAGAATCTAAATAGCTAAATAAGAAATTATTTCCATGTCTTTGAAAAAATGCTTTCAATATGTCAACATCAAACCTTACGTTGTATCCAGCAACAATAAATTTGTCTGTTCTATCATACTTATCTATATACTTATCAAGAAGATTTATAAATTGTTTGTAAACTTCTTTTTCTTCAACATATTTATCTGTTTTTAGCTCCTCTAATGTTCTTCCTTGAACTTCTAAAGCTTTTTCAGTTACTTCTGAATTTTCAAAAGGTTTTATGTAAAAATTAAATTTTTCTACATCTTTTTTATCAATTCTTATTATTCCTGAAAGTTGTATTAGTGCAGCTTTTTCTGGATTAACTCCACCTGTTTCTGTATCTATAAAAATTATCTTATTCATTTATCCTCCTTACTTTATATTTAAACTATTCTTTTCTACTATATTTGCACCTTGAACATTTTCTCCAGCTTCAATAGCTTTCTTAATTTCAGTTTTTGAGATTTTTTCTTTTGTTTCTATCTCAATAAACTTTTTATCTATTAAACTCTCATCATAGATATTTACTGATTTTGATTTTCTTAAACTTAGGTTTCCAAGTTCTGTTTCTATTTTAGTAATTCCCATCATTTCCATATTTCTAACTATGTATTCTTTTCTACTATTTATTTGATTAGAAATAGATTTTTTTAAAGCTTGAAGTCTTTTTATTTCTTCATCAACTCCGTTTAACATCGCTTCAGAGTTTTTAAAAGATTTAATTATTCCTGCTCCTTTTGTTTGCAATTGTAATTTTAATTCTTGTTCTAAAATATCAATCACACCATCATCTTTAACTTCTCCAGTTTCTTCATCTATGCAACTTAAAAATAATTCATCTAAAACTCTCATTTCACTTGTTATTTCATATAATTTCATTATTCTTCCTCCCATTCTAAATCATCATAAGCATATCTAACTGCTCTATCTATAATTTCTTGTCTTGATAAACCACTTTCTTCAACCATTTCATCAACATATTCAAGAGTAGAATTTCTAACTCTTATAACTTCTGTAGTTCTTCCTGCAACTCTTTTTTCTCTTCTCTTTGGTAATGTAAACATACTCTAACTCCTCTCTTTATCTAATCATCGTTAAAGGCATAACAATGTAGCCAATATTGTTTTTACTAAACTTAACAGCACAATTACTATTTTTTCCTATTGCTAAATCAAACTTACCATTTTTAGTCCATTTGAACCACAAGTCTAAGTATTTACAGTCTAAATCGGTTACTAAACTTGTTCTATCATTCACTAGCTCCAGTATTTCTAAAACTAACTTAGAATCCTCATTTGGATAAGCTTCAACAGTTACTTTTCCACTTTCAAACTTAAAGTATTTTTTGTAACGCTCTTGTCCAGCTGGAGTTTTTAACATCTTCCAAACTACATTTTCAGCAAAATTAATTGATGGAAATGCTTCAGTATAAGTTTCATAATCTAATCCTTCTCTAACTGTAGCAATATTTGGAACTTTCACATCTTTCATAGGCTCATATTCTGTTACTTCAACACCTACTTGAATTGCAAGTTTCCCATCTTTAAGTACTGCTAAAGATTTAGCTTTTTTCAACACATCTAGCACATCATACATAAGAGCATTACCTGTATTGGTTCCAGGTAAATCTTCATGAGTATCTTTAATCGATGCAAGTCTATAAGTATCAGTAAATCCAACATACTTTCCAGCAACTATCAATCCTTTAAGTTCTCCACTTTTAGCAATACTAGCAAAATGATTTAAAACTTTTATATCGTCTTCTCCCAAAACTAGAACTTGCTTTCCCGTGTTTTTAGAATTGTAATCATTTATATTCATATTTTTCTCCTTGAAATCTTAAATTTTTTAATGTATAATCTAGGTGAAATATGTTACCTAAATATCTTTTTTGAAACATCTGTATTTGTTTGGTCACTTACTACAGATGTTTTTCTTTTGTTATATGCAGCTAATATGCTAGCTATTACCAATGCTAGTTTCTTCATAACTCTTCTCCTTTATGTTTATCAAACCATTCAGGAAGTTTTTCTTTTATCACAAGATGCTTCACTCCTATTTTTATATAAGGAAAATCTGAGTATTCTCTTGCAATTTGTTTCAATTTTGCTAATCCAATTCCTGTAATTTTTGCAGTTTCTGGCATTGTTAACATCATCTTTTCTGACATCTTAATCTCTCCTTTTTCAGTTAATTTTTGCTGTTAATTGAGTAACGATATCCATTAGAGCATTTTCGTAGTATGTAAAATTGTTGCATCTAACATTATCAGATTTAAAACTTATAATCTCATTGCCGTCAGCATCTATGAAATGTTTTATTTCTGGAGTTATCAAAACTCGACAGATATCATCTCCTTTATTCATAACTACATACCCTAGATACTCATTGGTTATATTGTTAAAAGTTATAACTATTTTGTGATTTTTGAAGATGATTTCTTTTACAGACAGCTTTCCTTTTACAATTTTCATTCTGCACCTCTCCAAAATAATTCTTTAATTTCTTCTATCAAGTCTTCCAATATACCTAAAAACCATAAGGTCTTATACTTTATAATGTTAATAATATTAGCTTTTCTGAACTTTTCATTTTTCATTATTAGCCTCCATTTTTTGATATGCTTCCATTATTGCTACCACATCTTTTAGTTTTGCAGTAGCAGGAAATGGTATTATTTTTATCAATCTTAAAAATTCATTTCTGTGTACTCCCATTTTCATATCCTCCCTTAATTTTTTAATGTTTTGGATGTCCCATACCCTTAAAAATCTTTTCTAATTGTTTCATAGCTTCACTAGTTTTTGGATGATTAGATTTTTCTAAAATTTCTTTTGTTTCGTAATACCATTTTTGCCCAGCTTCAATTACTGCATAATGGCTGTAATCGATTCCTAATAGATTTAATTGAACTTTCCCATCTAGCTCTACTAGAGCAAATATAATTTTTGCTTCCTGATTTTTAAAATATAAATCTTCCATTTTTCCTTCCTTTCTTTTGTGCTATAATCATCTCTGAGGAGGTGATTATTGTGAAAAAAGATATTGATTTTGATAAAATTGCCAAAGAAAGTCTTGAAGAAGCTAAGTCAATTATAAAACCTGGAAATAGTACTTCTGAATTGGTTGAGATTATAATGACTATTGCTTCGAGAGTTACTATTTCTACTTTGAAAAAGTATCATCAAGAGCTTTTTGAAGATTAGTACATAACATTTCACTTATTTTTGGCTCTAAACTATTCGCTGTAGTTTGGAGCTGTTTTTTTATTTGTTTTCTTATATATCTTTTATATTTTCTTGATTTTTGTTTCATACTTCTCCTTTTTTGATTACCAAGGTTCAAACATGTCGCACAGTTGGTTTCCATCGCAATCACTATGGATGCAGTCAGCACATGTATATCCTTCTCTACGATACCCATTCGCATACTCGTCATCAGTTCTGTCATCATTTTCTATCCCTGTTTTTTCTAACTCTTCTTCATTTTCTAGATCTTCGTTTTCTAATTCATCTTCATAAATTTCGTTCACAATAAATCCTCCTTTTTTATTTTCTTCAAATTTAATTTCATCTGAATTTTTTTCTTTCATGTTTTCTCCTTTCTTAGTTTATTAAAACTAAACTTTTTTTATAAAAAAATATAAGCTTACTTCATCTTCTGGAATTTTTAACAGAATAATTGATTTTTGAATTTCTGATTGCGTAAAATCAACTTTATTATTTAATTTAGCAGAGAGACTCGCTTTAGATACTCCTAGAGCTTCTGCAAATTTATAATTAGTCTTATATACTTCTGTTATTTTTCCTTCTAATTTACTATAATCAAACATATCATCACCTACCTTTTTTTAGTTTAGATTAACTAAACTTAATATAACATACTAATTTTTTTTTGTCAATAAGAAAGTTTAGTTTTCTTGAATTAAAATAAATAAATGTTGATTTTAATTAAACTTTATTATATAATTAATTAAAATCAATGATCTCAAAAGGAGGTTTGAGTTATGAAAGGTAAATGTTCTGATAGAATAAAAGAAGCTCTAAATTTAAGAAATATGAAACCAATTGAATTAGTAGAACAAAGCAATATAAAAAAATCAGCCTTGAGCCAATACATGTCGGGAAAAATAACTCCAAGACAGAAAGCACTTGATGCTATGGCAAAAGTTTTAAACGTTAGTCCTGCATGGTTAATGGGATTTGATGTTCCTATGGAAAGGGAAGGTATTCTTAATGATGCTAAAATTCAAGAAACACATGATACATATCTAAAGACAGAATTGAAAGGTGAATTTACAATAACTGAAAATATAAACGATGAATATATAAGAATTTTAAATGTGGAAAATGAAAAAGCAAATGAAACAATTTATAATTTAAAAAGAAACGAATATGCTAGTAAAATAATTGATAAAATAAAAATTAGTTTTAGTTTGAATGATGTAAATTATACTGATGATGATGTTTACAAGTTCATTAAATTATTTAAAGAATATAAAAAACTATCTGATGATAAACAAAAAGAAATAGACAGTATTATTTACGGTAAAAACGAACTTACTAAAAGTATTGATTCTTTTAATCTTTTTGAATTGAAGAAAAAAACCAAAAACAAAAAGATTTTATCAAAGAGTTTTTATAAATTATCAACCGTGTCAGATAATACAAAGTTTACTAAATACATTAATCCTTTCAATATAATAAAAGATATGCGAACATATATTGTTTATATTCCTGAAGATGAATGTTTAGACACTGAAAATTTCTTAAGAGAAAATCTTCCAGAAGCAACTGTAGAAAAAGTCGCTGATAATAATTTAAGTTTACATTCTGACTAATAAAAAACAAACTACATACATTTTAAAAAAGAGGTGATTAAATGACTAAACTATATAAAGTTATAAAACTACTTTCAGATAATTCTTTGATTGTAGATTATGGAAAAAATGATGGAGCTTATGAAGGAGAAGATTTAAGAATTTTTACTCCTGGTGAAGAAGTTGTTTTTCAAGGGACAAACTATGGAACTTTAGATTCAATAAAAGCTGATATAGAAATTGTATCAGTATTTCCAAAATTTTCAGTATGCCAAAAAATAAGTAGAAAAATAGTAAAAAGTTTTAATCTTAGCAATTATCTCACTAGAGAAATTGAAGAAGTTCAAAAACTAAATATGAACAAAGAAGAAATTTCAAATACTTTTTATAAGGATACAAGTCCTATTAAGTTAGGAGATCTTGTTAAAATTTTAAAATAAAGTATTGCATATTAAAAAAAAATATGATACCATAAATGTACTAAGATTACTTTGCCGCTACCAAGGGTAGACACTAAATATAGTGTTCAGGCTATCGTCCAGTACATTTGAATGTGCTGGATTTTTTCTTTTTTTAGGAGGACTTTTATGCCTTATGATAAACCTTTTAAAACCTATGACGAGCAACATCAGAAACTGGTTTCAGATTATAAAATAATATCTATTGATAAGGATTTTGAAATAGAGATACTTAAAACTTTTTCTTATTATAATATTATTAATGGATACAAAGAAATATTTATGAGAAATAATGTTTTTAAAAATGGAACTACATTTTTAGATATAATTGAACTATCTATCCATGAAAAATATTTTCTTACAGTTCTATTTAAATACAGTACTTATATTGAAGAATTTTTCAAAGTGAAGTTAGCATATTCAGTTAGTAAAAATAATACAGAAGACCATTTAGAATATTTAAAAGCTAAATATTATGCTATCCCTAAAAAGAGACGTGTTAAATTTAAAAGTACTGTTGATAAAATTAAAGAGTCTTTTAATACAAAAGACCAACCAACAAGACATTATATAGATAACCATAATCATATTCCGCCGTGGATTTTATTTAAAAATGTATACTTTAATAATGTTATTGATTTATTTACATTTTTGCCACCATCTATGGAAAAAGAAATTTTAGATGATTATAGCTTATTTACTAATCTCAATGTGATGTTAGATTTGAAATCTAAAAATTTCAAAAAAATGTTAACTATAGTTAGAAAATTTAGAAATAAAATTGCTCATAATGCAAAAGTTTTTAATTATAGAGTAGATCCAAATGATGAAATTATTCACCATGAAATACAAGGAATTCTTCCAGCTTATTTTTTAAGTTTTAAAGATATAAATAATGGAATTGGTCGAACAGATTTATTTGCAATGGTATTTTCTATTATAGTGCTATTAGATAACAAGTTTTTAAGAAATTTATTTTTACAAGAATTAAAAATTGCTATTACCAATATAAAGCAGATTAAATATGGAGATACATATTTGAGTGTAGCAAATTTCCCTTTAGATATTGAAGATAGAATAGATTCAATGATTAATCTTTTTAAAATAAATTAATAAAAAAAATACCCCTCTCGAGTTCGTAACTCTGAAGGGGTTAAAAAGAGTGTGTCCTCTTTTGATTCGTAATTAGATTATAACACACTCTATTTAAGTACGTCAAATTGAAAGGAGTGTGATTTTGTATGGCTGGTAGAAAAGCTAATGGAGAAGGTACTATCTCTACAGTTATAAGAAATGGTAAGACTTATTATAAAGCAAATATTACAGTTGGTTGGGATAGTGATGGTAAACAGATTAGAAAAAGTTTTGGTAGCTATAAAAAATCAGTTGTATTAGATAAAATGAATACAGCTAAATACCAAGCTAAAACTAATTCTTTATCTAATTCTGACATAAAGTTTGGAAAGTTATTTGAACACTGGATCAACAATTTCAAAAAAATAGAAGTATCTTCTAACACATTTACAGTCTATGAAACTACATATAATTTAAGATTAAAAGATTATTCTATTGCACAAAAAAGGGCTAATCAAATAACATTAAAGGACTTACAACAATATTTCAATGAGCTACAAGAAAAGTTCTCCCCTACTACAATAAGAAGAACTTATGTACACATCCACTCATGCATAAAATTTGCGATTATTGAAGGGATAATGATGAAAGATTATTGCATGGCTGTAACATTACAAAAAATTGAAAAAAGAAAAAAGATTAATGTCTTTTCTAAAGAAGAACAAGATTTAATTTTAAAAACTTTAGATAAAAGAAATATAGTAGACTGCATTATATATTTTACATTTTTTACAGGTTTGAGACTTGGAGAAGTATTAGGTCTACAATGGAATGATATTAATGAGAATATGTTGACAGTTAAAAGACAGTATAGAAGAGTTCCAAATGAGGATAAAGAAAGTGGAAGAAAATTAAAATATATTTTTAAGAATTTAAAAACTAAAAACAGCGAAAGAGAAATTCCATTACCAGATAAAGTTTTAAAGATGTTAAAGGATCTACCTCGTGATAATGACTTAATATTTTCTGATGTTGGAAAACCTGTAGAAATAAAAAGACCACAAAGACGAATCACTTATCTTTGTAAAAAATTAAATATTCCCCATAGAAGTTTCCACAGTATTAGGCACAGTTATGCAACTAGACTATTTGAGCTAGATGTTCCTGTTAAAACTGTTCAAGTATTAATGGGACATGGAGATATATCTACTACAATGGATATTTACACTCATGTCATGAAAGAAAAGAAGTTAGAAGTTCTGGATAAACTAAATAATTTATAACAACAGACAAACAACAGAAATTATATTTATATTTAAAGTATAATCTGTAGTTAAGAGTATATATTATATTCTCCTGTTGAGTGCACCATATGTTTTATTAAAATTTCATAAAGTTTTAAATCTCCTTAAAATCATAAGTTGAAACTGTTGAAAGATTAATAAACTTTTATAAAATTCTATATAATATAAAAATTACAACAGACAAACAACAGACAAAATTTTATAACAAAAAAGCAGGAAATTAATCCTGCTCTTTTTTATTATATTTTTTTTCTAGTTCAAGCATATCCTCGAAACTTATTGTTTCTGAAAGTTCTGCATAGTTGCTGAAATCTTCTCTTACTGCTTTATCTCCACAGTCTACAGAACCTTTAAATCCATCTTCTAACATTTCTTCACTTACTTTTCTCCATTCAGCATATAATTTTTTTAATTCTTTCATTTTCAATTCCTCCATTTCTTTTATTAACTTTTTAAGTTCTTCCAGCTCTTTAAAACTTGCCATTTCTTTTATAAAAACTTTAGCACGACTTTTATAAGTACTATGCTTTGTATTCTTTTTTCCTTCTTCTGTAGCTCTATATCTCTTATTGGCTTCATTCTGCTGCTCCTGGGTTTTATAGCCCTTTCTTTTTTTTTCTTCCATTTTATCCTCCTTATATTTGGAGGGGCTTTTTACCCCTCTATTATAATATAATTATCGTATAAACAACTAAATTCATTATTGTTATAAACTCTAAACATTTTATTATTTTGATTATACATTCTGATTAAGTGTTCTCTATAATCTCCTGTTACTTCAAACGGTGTTTTTACTTGAGAGCAGTACCCGCTATCTAAGTGAGTGCATACTATTTTTAACGCCTTATTTTCTAACGCTTTTAAAATTGCTCTTCTTGTTACCTTCATTTTTCATCACTCCTTGATTTTTTATTTAAGAAGTGATATAATCTAAGTAGTTGAAGCTAAGATTAAATCACTCTTAGTTTACCCCTCTGGGAGAGGGGGATAAATTACTTATCTTTTTTAGTAATTGTAATCGAGAACTGCCAAGAACCAATTACAATTATAAATTTGATTTTCATTTTATCACCTCCTTCCTTCGAGGTACTTCTATAATATCATACTTGTACAAGTATGTCAACACTTTTTTTAAATATTTTTTATTTTTTTAAATATTGATAAAATCATACTTTTAAGCAATAAAAAAAGAGGGGCAGGATTAAATCCTACCCCATTATTTTATGATTTTTTTAATCTCCTCCATATCTTTTTTTAATTCTGATTGATCCTTTTGCATTGCTTCCAACTGATCTACTATCTTCTGCATAGTAGTTCTATAAATTTCAAATGTCTTACTATCTTTCCATAGAAAATACAGTAAAATAGCCCCTACTACACCATATTCTAGTAAAGTTTTTTCCATAATATCACCTAATCCCTAATACTTTATACCAATGCTTATAATATTCCTTAGCCTCCTTTGTCTTGTCTACAATGGCTCTATCTTTATAACCTTCATTTTCTATTTTATCTTGCCAACTCATTTCTCCAAACAATCTCACAGCCTTATAGAATTTATTAGCTGTATTTTTATTTACATCAGTTTCCAACATTATCACTTTAAAAATCTTATCAGCTAATTTCCTATTAATCCCTGTAGTATTATACTTAGAATATAGATAATCGTGTATAACCGCACCTTTTATCCATTTTCCATAGGGATTATAAATACACTGTAAAACTTTTGGAATAGACGCTCCATCCGTAATAAAACCTTTAAAAACTTTTATCGGATAGCCATTAACTTCATAAATATAATCATCAGTTAGTATTGCCTTACCGTCCGATAAAAGTCTTAACTGTAATTTACTCTTTTCCATCTTTTAACTTTTTGAATAGTGGTTGTAATTCTGCAACAACAGCGTCTATTGTATTTTCATTGATAAAAATTCTTAGATGTTTTGGCAATTTAGATATAAACTCTTGTACTGCTTTTTTCTTTAAATATCCTAATCCTTTTCCTTGTATAGATATTTCTTGTTCTATAGCCTCTCTGTTTACAGCTTCTCTACCCTCATATCTCCACTTTAGAATTAAATAAACTACCAATGATACAACATAACCTAACACATTCCATAATAATTCTTTTTCCATACTTACTACCTCCTAAACTTTATAAATTTGTCTGGCCAGACTGTTTATTATTTAAAAGCTACCTTATCTGCTCCTTTAATTTGCCAGTGTGGAGCATCCTTAAATGATTTCCAACAATTTCCACCCCATTCAATTCCATATTTTTCTAAAAGTCCCTTCTCTTTTGCAACATTATAAATATCTTGATAGTAGTGAAAATCTTTCCAACTTCCCTTGTAAACTGTTTTTTCAATTTCTTTTTCTATTTCTTTTCCATTTTCCTTAACTTTTACCTTAACTTTTTCTTTTATAAGAACTCCAATATCTACGGCATAACCTAATCCGTCATACTTAACCTGATGGTTAGATTTTAGCCTGTAGCCATCTACTTTAGTTACTTTAAATCCTGGGGCAGTTCTGCCTTTTTGATATTCTAAATTTTGCTCTGCTGCTGTTCTAACCCCTGCCGTAATCTTAAAATCCCAGGGACTTATATTTATAAGTTCTGTCATAAAATTTACCAGGTTTGGATGCACCCCTTTCAGCATATTTAAACTTGTTTCTGATAACGTATACATTTAAAATCACCTCCTAAAAATGACCTTCTGATACCCTTTTTAACACATTTTAAAAAGGGTAGCCATATAATAGATACCCTTAATAAAAAATTAACCATTTACTAGCTTATTATGAATTTCTTTTCTTTTAGTCTCAAATTCGGCTTTTGATAACTCTTTTGGGTTTATTTTTGTTTTGAAATGATGTTCTGTGTCATAAACACTTTGAACAAATGTAGTTCCGAAGAGCATTAACATTCCCAACTCTGTTAAACCTGCAGTCATCCCATAATTGTCCTCAAAATACCATGTTGTTTTTTTGATTTTTCCTAATTTTTCTGCTATTTGTAAAGCCATAACGTTAGCAACCATAAAAGCAATGTCTTTATCTCTACACCTTTGGCGATGTTCTTTTTCTCCAACTTTATAATCAAACCCATACTCTAAAGATTTTGCTTTTAAATCATCGATCAGATTACAGTAATCATCATATTCTTTTTGATTATCCAATATCCATAATGATTTTTCTTTATCCCAATACATATATTTTTGATTTCCAGCTGGTTTAGGCACTGTTATTAATTTCTTATCTTTTATAAACTCTCCATCATCAAGCTGCACAGGTATATTTGCCCTTACCTTTTCTTCTTTGCTCATTTCTCTCAATACATCATCTTTATAAAACGGATATTGATATGTAACATCTGTAATTATCATATCTTGAGTATAACCATTGAAGTATGATAGAGGCGATTTTAAGACATCTTCTAAACTTTCTGCATAAACAGAAAATATCAATTTTTCTTTTTTGTAAAAATTAATTGTTTTCATTTTTTCTCCTTTCAAATGTGAGTAGATTTTCAAATTTATTCAGTTTTTTATATTTAAAATTGTTGATT